CCACTACATATTTTCTAATTATATATGCCAATTCTTCTTGCCAAATTTCTGGAGCAAACAAAACTTCTCGTTTTGGCATCTTGGTTGTGCCATATTGATGAAATTTTGCGTATTGGATATTTGAACTATAAGTAGCCCAAGTGTCATGGGCGTCAATTTCGGGCCCAACTACGGCAACGGAATTAAAAAGCGCTCCACTTCGCACCATCGGGGGCGCTCCTGGAAAATGAGTTGCTTTCCATGATGCATACTTAGGGTCTAGTGGCGCCCAGCCGCCCACCAACAGGCCTTGCGAGGTATAGTTGTCAGCCATATATTTTCTTAAAGATAAACCCGCTTTTCTTAGAGCAGGCTCTAAATTCTTTTGACGTTTTTTAATATCGCCCAATTTGTCCTTGGCGTCATCAATCCCAATTTCATTACTGCGTATTTGTGTTAAAGGCCTCATTTAAGAAATCCGACGACGTTTATATCTTTTCAACATCATTAATTCTTTATCGGTAAAACCTGTTTCTGCTATTGCAACATTTCTTGGATTTAAATCTTTGACACCGACAACGTCATCATGCATGTTTTGCATTTCTCTTGTTGCTGCTCTTAAAATCATCAACTTAAACATTTTTATATTTGCACCAACAAGACCTGCGGTATAGGTTATTTTAACAACATCGTTAGCAAATCCTCGATAGATGTCAACACCATATCTGCGTACGGTGTAGTCCTGGTCGACAACTAAGACCTGAGAACTTGATTGCACTGGGAATAAAGTAACGTTAGTAACAGTGACCACTGGACTATTTCTTAAATAAATAGTTGTCGGTGGTTCACTATAGGTTACGGTTCCTGCAGCCGTTGTGCTGTCGAGACTTTGATTGTAGAAGAAGGAGGTCAGTGGGATTCCCACATGCGTCGATGGGAATACGTGTGTCTCATTAGTGAAGGTCCCAACCTCGATTGGACGATTCAGAAATGCTTCTAGTTCGCTTTGAAGACCTTCAAGAATAAAATCAGCGGCATCAAGTTGCCTATTGGACAGCGTTATGTCCATGTACGTTCTCAGTTCGGCTGAAGTTACTAACATAATTTATTACCCCAGTTCGGGAGTATTGGCTTAGGCAGCAGGCGTACGACGACGTCTGACTCTACGTAATGCTCTGTTCAATAACCGCCCAGCACCAGATTCTCCCAAAATTTCACCAGTTGTAGATGTCGGGATGCGACCAGTACGCCGACGAGCAACTGCTTCGTTTACACGGTTTGCCAACCGACGAATGGTTCCACCGCGACCCTCTGATTCATCGCCGCCAATGTTATTTTGGGTGTCCATCTTGTCTCCTCAATAGTGAATACTCATAAATTGTAGCACTATTGCCACTTTATGGTTACTACCTATCTTTGTTGGGTGGACGCTCAATTACTGGAACGGCATTAACCGTCCCCGCGGGTGCTTCAACTGGAACCCATGCTCGTGAATATTTGTGTTCAGAAATTTTCTTTTGTTTTATGATTGTGCCATCAAACAGGACATCCAATTCGTCATGCTTCATTGTCAACAAACGGTCAAAATCTTTTTCGGTGTATTTGCCGCTATTAAATAAATCCCTAACAATTGACGAGACCCTGTGCGCTAAAAGATTTCCTCTTCCTCGATTTAGTTGTAAATGCATCATCATGGCTTCAAGTGAGTCGCAATCAACAAAAATCACGGGGACTAAATTGTTGTTTTTTTTATTTAATTCAACTATCTCTTTCGAGAGCATCCATCTCTGGTAGCCGTCAATAATAATATTTGTGTTTTTTTGAACAACTATCGGAGCGAGAAAGCCGTGTTGAAAAAGAGAAGTTGAAAGAACAAGCAAGTCAGGTCTGACAATGTAGGTGGCATGCCATTCAGGTTTGACAAGTTTCTCAATATCTACAAATTCTATTTTCACAAAGTCTCCATTTTGTTTGCTTTTGATTTTGGGAGAAACCAATATCCATTTTTTTCTTGGCCATCGTCAATAATTTGCTGCCCTTGAGCCCAACAAACTGCCCTATAAGGAAAACCCAACCAATTATCTTGCGCGTTTCTCCTGGTTTTAACACGCAACCCATCAACCAGTAGAACATAAATTACCTCTTTATCGTCCCAAGTTGACAACCTGATTCCTTGCGCTCCAAATGTGTATCTAATCTCATAACCCGCAACATCGGATTCGGATTTAAATTTATTGACATGGGGTACAAAGTCTTGAAGACCACACATTCTGGCAAAGGCCAATTCTGAGCCAGCACAAACCGCATGTTGCCAAGTCTCGTAGACATCGCCTTCACTGTAGTTTCGATTCTTTTCAGGTTTCCCCATCATTGGTAGTTGGCGTTCGTAGCCCACTTTTGCACAAATTGCTTCTTCTTCTGGGGTGAGTGAATATGAATAAAAATTTGGTCTAACTATCATAATTCGTCAATCATTTCTGCTAGTTCGCGAACCCTGTGTACTTTTGTTTTCGGACCAATTGGGCTTGCGGAAATTATTGAACCGATTGAATCTAGAAGCATTGTTCTAATCATTTGATACATCGTATAAGATTTTGGGTCAGATAAATGTTTTTTACGGAATTCCGCAACATAAGCACGTGCACGCTTTGTTTTTGTTTCACCAATCATATAGTCATCAATAAACATCGATGCTCCATCAAATCCGAAACGCGCATATCTATCAATGATGACGTCAACATCAAGCGAAGACCAATAAAGACGTTGAGCGTCAATATAAGGGAAAGCCTTTACGAGTTTGTCGTAGAATTCTGGCTCCGTACGGATTACGTCTCCAATTCTCCTAATCGCCACCGCGTGTAGCGGAATCCCAACCCTCGTGTTACTTCCAGTCATTGCTGCAACGTCGTAATAGGAACAATATTCAGCGCCATGTTCTTCTACTATGTACTTAAAAACATCACTTGTTTGCCAGTCATATATGACTTTAGCAAACTTCAAAGGAATACTTTTTTTCATCTTATATGGCGACACAATATAGTTTTCGTGAAGTTTTTGGACTAATGAGCGATAGCGAGTCATTGATTCATTTGCTCTGACACCAGTCAAAAAAGCAATATTGCCAGTTTTGCCTTGCGTTGTGTAGTAGTCAATTGATTGAGGAACTGGTTTATCATGAGGTAGACCAAAATGATGACCGCTAATTGCCCACGAAGGCATGTCTCTAACCAGTCGTCCTTCGGCTTTGCGTTTATCGCTCCAGAAAATAACAGACTGCCTACGCCCTAAAACCCATATTTCCGAACTGGTCGGCAAGCAATACCACTCCATGTCAACCCAAGGATAATTTTTTACTTTTTCGATGTACTCAACAATTCTCGGGCTAACCATTTCTTCATCTCTAAATATCACTTTGACTGGACCGAGTCCTCGTTCTTCATGAACTTCTTTTGCGAGATACAAAACTGCTGTTGAGTCTTTGCCGCCCGAGAACTGAACGCAAACTGTGTCAAAGGTGTCGTAAACGTGTCGTATTCGTGCTCGCGCCGCTTCCAAGCAATTCATGTCTAAAAACATTCGTTGTCGAGTCATAATTAATTACACTTCGCAGTGTTCGTCAATAAAATTCATTAATCGGTCCGCTGTTGTGTTGCCGTCTATACTTGGGTTGCTTCTAAGCCAGCGAACAAAGTCGTACCATCGTGCCTGTTGTTGTGGGTTATCAAAAACAATTGTGTATTGGACAACAGCCTGTGGAGCGGAATTGGGTAATGCAACCGTTGAACCTTTGATTGCTATTTCACTTTGGTCCAAAGAATTGTCAGCCATAATTTTTGACTTACCGTCATCTTCGTCGGTTTTTACTAAATTTTTTAAATCTTCATTTGTTGATTTTGCTGAGTCGGATGCCAAGGGGTCAATAATTGTTGGCGTATAATAATCATCCGATGAATTAATTTCTCTTCGTGTTGCCTTTTCGTCAATTGCCGCTATTTCAAATTCGTCCCAACCTAAATTATCCCAAAGCGAACCGTAGTCGGTAGATACATCAACCAGCATTTGATGCAACAAATCATCATCGGTATAACCTAGTTCCATAGTCCTGTTATCCGCTAGGGCAAATGCAATTGCACGTTTGTCATCGCCTTCAAGAAAAATACAAGCAATTTTTTCCCAGCCAAGTTTTTTAGCCGCCATTAATTGGTGATTGCCAGCAATAACCGTAGAGGTGCCGTCGTCGTTCTTTTTTGCAACTATGGGTTTGATTTGTCCAAATTCCGCATACGAGGCGGCAATTGCGTCAATATTACCTTTTCTAGGGTTGCCGTCAAGATTTGTTAAAGAGTCAATTGAAACCACTAAATTTTTCAAAGAACGATGGATGTTTTCCGCCATATCTAAACCTGGGCCCTAACGTTTGCGTTCAGTGTGCGCATTGAATCCATCGAAGTACGGATTGATAGTAATTTTTCTCGTTTTGATTTAACTAAGGCTTCAGCGCATTTAAAATCAAAATTTTGTTGGTCCATTTTATAATCTGCCCAAGCCTCTCGTTCCTTGATGGAGCCCTTAGCAGCCAAATATTCTTTTGCCCAATTTGATTTATATAACGCTTCTTTTTTTGCAGCGTCCAATGCAAGGGCTTCAAAAATTTCAGTATCGGCTTCAAGCAATTCCATCAACCGCAACAATTCTTCTTCAATATCTACTTGGCTAATCGGAAAACTACGACCCATGTGGTACCGCCTTTGTATCTAGTATTTGCAATAATGGAGTCCAATCTACCTTATCCAATGCTGACATTTGTATTTTTGACCACCCATATTGAGATAAACCTAATTTTGCTAAACCCATCTGCTCCAAAACCCAAGCATCACAAAGGTCGTCTGCGCTGGCCCCTAAAAATTCAATTTTGGTAAATTCCAAGATGGACAACATGACTTCTGTTTTTGATGCATTACCTTTACCTGTCGCAAATTTTGCTCGGCATGTTGGGGGAATGTCTACAACGGGATAGCCACTTTTGTATAAAAGTGTCTTTACCGCGCCCCCAAGTTCCCCTATGGAATGTGCTCTACTAAATTTAGAACCAAAAGAATATCCCTCAAGCATGATTGCGTGAGGGTTTTCAAGAACAACAGTATTTAATACCCGCTCCGATATTTCAATAAGCCTTTTTGTCCCCTTGTTTTTGCTATTAATCGCAAATGGCTTACCTAAAACACAAACACCAGTTGACGTCAGAGATAAATCTAGACCCATAATTTTAACCGAGGACATTTACCTACATTAGTCTAAAATTAATCCTTCTCCCATCCATGTTTTGCTAGACCTAGTTCAAAAGCCAAAGCGGGGTAGTTGCCTATTCGGATATGGCATTTACGACAAACAGCCAGCACATTGTTTTCATCTAAAATCGAACCACCCTGTGAGCGTCTAATAATTTCATGTACATCGATTGACGGTAATCTATTGTAGGTAATCAAATTGTCGTGTTTTGCGAAGACAGGACAGGCTTGGCAATACGGATACTTTTCTAATATTTGTTTAACAAAAGGTCTTCTTAGTTCGTATTCAAGTTCTTTTTTTTTGCTTCTTTTGCGAATCACAAAAACTCAGCACTAACTTTAGAAAAATCCCACTTACCCTCAAGGGTGTCCCAAAGGGCTCTATCAATTGAGGTTTCTTCAAGATTGT